CCCCCTCTCTCGAGGGGGGCATAACACCCGGCACCCCCCGGACTTTCGTCCGGTTTCGCCGAGTGTCCAAGACTAGCAAGTCTTGGGGTAGACTCATCCTCACCTTAAGAGGAGCGTTAAGTATCTCAAATCAGCTGCGGATAAGCCGCGAGCATATCGAGACCTTGACGGAGGACTTTACCTATCGTGCCAGCAGCAAGGATTTTGATATCCTGGTTCCTACTAAAGTAGGTTCGATCGGAATCGGGTATAAGAAGGGCGCGTAGCGTCATCTTCCAATCCCCACCGAGCAGGGTATCAATAATTCTTGCTTCTCGCATGACTTGTAAATACTTCTCTTCCACATACCCGTGAATAACGAGTATGGGGATAGAAGTAATAAAGTCCGAAAAGTCTATATCTATTCCCTCCAATCCAGTGATAAGTATGACGAGCTGCTCGGCTATTAACCCGAGCGGCTTGCCTTTATCCTTGGAATCGACTGACTCTGAGAAAACGGTACAGACCGTCTGTTTGAGGATGTTTTCGAACACGTCTCCGCGTTCGGACTCAGCCGCATCCAGACGATCTAATATCGTTGGGTAGTGTGCCTCCACGATTGGCCTTACGGCCTCACGTGCAGTCACGCGCCCACTCAGACCTATCATTAACTGATAGGCTATAAACAAACCTTGCTCTCTCTTCCGTCTTAGACGGCGAGGCAATTTCAGGTTTGTATACAGGTCTGAGAGAATAGACGGAATTCCATTTGGAGTACACCAACCTTTCCTAAGCTCGTTGACAACTACGTTGAGCGCCATCAAAGGCGATCTTCGCGCTTGCCAAAGAGCTTGTGTTGGGAAAGGAGTTACCTCATTCCCCTCATGTATGATTCGTTTTGCGAATTCATACATTAAAGGGGTTCGGTGTGTCTTTTCTTTAGAAAAGGCCACGCCTAATGAGGTAAGGACCTCCATGTACTTTTCAGCGAGGGCAGTGTGTTTTATCACAATGTCATCGCCAAGAAGTACATAGGGTGCACTTGACCAGTTCAACCCTAGTTCTCTACAGCAGTAATACACCACTTAGTGGTGGCATAATGCAAAAGAGTTCCGGGATGAGTAGATACCCATCAGATTTCCCACCGCGACCTTACGGTCCACAGGTGGAATCGAAGGGGAACCTACCATGATGTTTTGCCAATGGTTGACAAGATCATCGGTAAACCGGCCCTTCAATAGTCTACTTATGAGGGGGATCGGAGACCTGTCTGTAGTTGTGGTTAAATCCACACTGTAAAATAGGTCCCCTTTCTCCCAATTTAGTTGGCTAGAGAAGCCTCCCTGGTCAAATGTACAATCATGAGGGATTCGACGGAGGAAGCGAGTTAAATCGCGACCTCCTAGCCTTACTTTCCTGGGCGGAGATTGCTGCAACCTTAAGGAAGCGGCGTCTCTCTACCCCAAGAGGGAAAAGACTAGATGTCTAATCTTACAAGATTGTCCATTCTTAGAAGTTAAC